CACCTAACAGTCCAGTGATAGCTACAGGTAAGAGAGAAGGATCTAAAATTAGATTACCTAATGGTAACTATTTAGAAGAGACTGCATCTTACTATGTAATGGTAGAAACTAAAGCAGGTGGTTATACTCCGGCTTTAATTACCATGAAGTCAACGCAGTTAAATGTAAGCAAGAAGTGGAACGCAATGATGAAAACTGTTCAGATCTCTGACGGTAAAGGCGGATTTGCAGTTCCTCCAATGCATGGTGTTGTATACAACTTATCATCTAACTTACAAAAAAATGATAAAGGTAGTTGGTATGGTTGGGTAGTAACACAAGATCGAATTTTAGAAACCAAAGATAAATCTTTGTACTTGAGTGCAAAAGGTTTTTCTGGTGACGTAAAAAAAGGATCGGTGCAAACAAGAGCTGATGTAGAAGAGAAGATAATCGAGAACGTGCCGTTCTAGATTAATTAAGAAACGGGGCTCGGTAATACGGGCCCCACAAATATGGTAAGATATGAAAGAAAAATTTAAGGAAATATTTGCTGGGTTTCAAACAGCATATGGACAGTATCAAAAAGGAGAACGTGGAGAAAATGGAAAACAAAAAGGAAAAGCATTCATTGTTAGAAAACCGGTCACGGATAACCTTTGGGAAGACCATCTTAATGGTATTGATCCTGCTTTGGGTATCATTCCCATTAATGAATCTAATAATTGCAAGTGGGGTTGTATTGATATTGATCAGTATAATCTTGAACACAAGAACTTAATACAAAAAATAAGAAGTTTAAAGCTTCCACTTATAGTCTTCAGATCAAAATCTGGTGGAGCACACGTATTTTTATTTACAAAAGAATTTATATCTGCATCGTTGATGCAGTCTACACTTAAAAAAATTTCAGATGCATTAGGATATTCAGGTGTTGAAATATTCCCTAAACAAACTGAAATACTTGTGGAACGTGGGGACACAGGTAATTTTTTAAATCTTCCCTACCATAACCAAACAAAAGGACTACGATATGCGTTCGATGATAATGGCGCCGCTTTGTCACTTGAGGAATTTTATAAGCTCTATGATATTTATGCGCGCAGCAGGGAAGAAGTTGAGAAAATTGAAATCAAAGAAGAAAAGATAGAAGAAGCATTTAAAGATGGGCCTCCATGTTTAAATAGATTAGCTCGCGATGGCTTTAGCGAAGGATCTAGGAATAATGCATTGTTTAATATTGCCATATATTTTAAACAATCAGATCCTGATACTTGGCAAGATAAAGTCGTCGAAGCTAATCTTAAATACATGACAAAGCCATTAAGCAATAGTGAAGTACAACAGTTATTAAAATCTATTGGTAAAAAAGGTTACGACAAATACAGATGTAAACTTCCACCTATTGTAGATGTTTGTAATGCATCATTATGTAGAACTAAAAAATTTGGTGTTGGTACTGAAGAAGATGCTATGCCTTTATTAAATAATTTAATGAAGTATAATTCTAATCCACCACAGTATTTTTTAAATGTAGGCGAAGGAGAAGAGGAAAAAAGAATAGAATTAAAAACAGAACATTTAGCAAATCCAGTTATGTTCTCTATTGCTATACTTGAGAAAGCAGATCTTGTTATACCAAAACTAAAAGATAAAGATTGGAGAGAATATTATTTAAAACCATTAATAAATAAAATGGAAACCATTGAACCTTTAGAATCATTAGATCCATTAAATCAAATTATATCTTTACTACAAGATTGGACTACGAATAGACAGAACGCAAGAACTATGGATGATATACTTAATAAACTTCCATACACAGATGATAAAAGAGAATTTACATATTTCAGAATGGAAGACTTTTATAATTTTTGTAAAAAGAATCATTGGGAGATGGACAAGGCAAAGACTGGTAATTTAATTAAACAACTTAAAGATATTTTTGTAGAAGAAACTAGGAAAAGTATAAAAGGTCAAGAACCTAGGTTAGTTAAAATTAAAACCATGAAGAAGATTGATGCAACTATATCACAAGTTAAATATCATGAGGAACATTTTTAATGAAAACAATAATATTAGGACCACCTGGAACAGGAAAAACTACAACACTATTAAACCTGGTTGATGAATTTATCAAGCAAGGAATTAAACCAAAAGAAATAGGTTATTTTTCTTTTAGTAAAAAAGCTGCAACAGAAGCTGCAACAAGAGCTGCACAAAAATTTGAATTAAGTCCTGAACATGATTTAATTTATTTTAGAACTATTCATTCATTATGTTTTAAGTTATTAAACATGACTAGAGATAGAATGATGAGCAATGAAGATTACAGAGAATTTGGAGTTAAATGTAATATACCTATTAAGACTGCATCCTATTCAGAAGAAGATGGTATATTTAATTCTGACAATGAATACTTAACCATTATTAATACAGCAAGAGTTAAAGGTATGGATCTTCTTGAATGTTATGATTCAAGAAAAAATTTATTAGATGTAGAAAGAAACACTTTGTATTTAATAGACCAAGAATTAAAGAGATATAAAAAAGAAAAAGGATTAAAAGATTTTACAGATTTATTAGATGATTTTATAGAACAAGATTTAGCTCCAAAGTTTAAAGTATTATTTATAGATGAAGCGCAAGATCTATCCTATTTACAATGGAGATTAATCAAATCTATATGGAAAAACGCAGAAAAAACTTATATTGCAGGTGATGATGACCAAGCCATTTTTAAGTGGGCTGGGGCCGACGTAGATCACTTTATAGCGCTAAAGAATGAAGTAGATGAGATCAGGACGCTTAATCAATCTTATCGTATTCCTGGTGGTCCTATACATGAATTATCACAAAGAATTATATCAAGAGTTAAGAATAGATATGAAAAAGATTATAAACCAAAGCAAGAAACAGGTTTATTAAGGTATTATACTGATATTACTCAAGTAGATATGTCTAAAGGAAATTGGACAGTCCTTGCAACAGCAAATCATTTTTTAAATGATGTCAAAGAATTATGTGAATTACAAGGATGGTATTATCAATACAAAGGAATTAATTCTATATCATTAGATTTATTACTTGCATTAAGTAATTGGGAAGACTTTAGAAACAACACACCATTAAATTATCTTCAAATAAAAAACATTTATAAATATTTAGGGGCCAATGTAACCCCTGGATACAGAGATGCTAAAACATTAAAAGCAGAAGAAAAATATTTAATAAACGACTGTATGCAAAATCATGGTTTACTTACTAATAAAGTATGGTATGAATCATTTGAAGGTGTTGATACAATTACAGAAAATTATATTCGTAATATGAGAGCTAATGGTGAGAAGATAAACAAGACTCCTAGAATTCTTTTGTCTACAATTCACTCATTCAAAGGTGGTGAACAAGATAACATTTGTATTCTAACTGATCTAACTGCTGCCGCTGTAAGACAAAGCGAAGATGATCCAGATGATTTACATAGATTATATTACACAGCTTGTACCAGAGCTAAAAAAGAACTTCATATTGTAGATCCAAGAGATTTTAACAAAGCATATATTATATGACAAATAAAACATTTTATAAACAAGTGGGTGGCAAACATTATAAGACGATGAAGATACAACCATCTGTATTTATTAACGAAAATGGTTTACCTTTTGCAGAAGGCAATGCAATTAAATATATTTGTAGACACAGATTAAAAGGTAAGAAGGAAGATATATTAAAAGCAATTCATTATTTAGAAATGATATTGGAAAGAGATTATAAGTGAGAACATTTCAACAAGTTTTATTTACACCACAAACAGAATGGGTGGTCCCGGAAGAATTAAAAGATTTACGCGGTCATAAAGAAATAGCAGTGGATTTAGAGACATGCGATCCGGAACTAACGGAACTTGGATCGGGGAACGTGGTTGGTCGTGGTAAAATTGTAGGAGTTGCGGTAGCAGTAGAAGGTTGGTCAGCATATTATCCAATAGAGCATCAAGGTGGTGGTAACATGGATAAAAAATTAGTTTTAAATTGGTTACAAGATTTATTTAAACAAGATGCTACATTTATATTTCATAACGCGATGTATGACGTATCTTGGTTAAGATCAACAGGACTTATCTTACCAAAAGATATTAGAGATACTATGATTGCAGCATCACTCGTTGATGAAAATAGATTAAGTTATCGTCTTGATACACTTGCAAAAGAATATGCAGGCATTGGTAAAGATGAAGCAGTATTACAAGCAGCAGCAAAAGAATACGGAATTGATCCTAAAAAAGATTTATGGAAACTTCCGTCTATGTTTGTTGGTCAATATGCAGAAAGAGATGCAGAGTCTACTTTAAAACTTTGGCATGAAATGAAAATAGAAATTAATAAACAAGATCTAGTAGATATATTTGATATGGAAACAAAATTATTTCCTTGTCTTGTAGATATGAGATTCAAAGGAGTAAGAGTTGATGTAGAAAAAGCAGAGAAAATTAAACAAAGATTGATAGAAGAAGAAAAGAAATTATTGTTTAAAATCAAAGAGTTAACCAAGATTGATGTAGAATTATGGGCGGCAGCGTCTATTGCAAAAGCATTTGATGCACTTAAACTTCCTTATGATAAAACAGAAAAAACAGGAGCTCCAAGTTTTACAAGAAACTTTTTAGCAAATCATCCACATGAACTTGCGCAATCAATTGCAAATGCAAGAGAAATAAATAAAGCACACACAACTTTTATAGATACAATCACAAAACATTCTCACAAAGGAAGAATACATGCAGATATAAATCAAATTAGATCTGATCAAGGTGGAACGGTGACCGGAAGATTCTCAATGTCTAATCCAAACTTACAACAGATTCCGGTAAGACACAAAGAGTTAGGTCCATTAATTAGATCTATATTTATTCCAGAAGAAAATTGTAAGTGGGGAGTATTTGACTACTCACAACAAGAACCCAGAATATTAGTTCATTATGCTAAACTACAAAAGTTAGATGGTATTGATGAGATTGCTAACGCTTACATTAGTGGTGAAGCAGACTTTCATGCAGCAGTTGCAAAGATGGCTGGTATATCTAGAAATCAAGCAAAGACAATTAATCTTGGATTAATGTACGGCATGGGTAAAAATAAATTAATGACTGAATTAGGTTTAATGAAAGAATCTGCAGAAAAATTAATTGCGCAGTATCATTCTAAAGCACCTTTCATAAAACAATTAATGAAAAATACTACAAACAAAGCAGAACGATCTGGAATTATTAGAACTTTAAAAGGAAGAATTTGTCATTTTGATATGTGGGAACCTTTAACATTTAATACAGGCACACCTAAAAAATTAGAAGATGCACAAAAAGAATATACTTTTGGCATTAAAAGAGCTTTTACTTATAGAGCACTAAATAGATTAATACAGGGATCAGCAGCAGATATGACAAAAATGTCTTTAATACATTTACATGAAAATGGTATTGTACCTCACATACAAATACATGATGAAGTTGATATATCAGTTGAGTCACCAGAACATGCAAGTAAAATAATTGAAATTATGGAATCAGCCGTTAAATTAGAAATACCAAATAAGGTAGATTATGAATCTGGGGATAATTGGGGTGCAATAAAATAGTTTTAAATGTCTTATTTAAATGCTAATATACCACCTATATACTGTAAAATAAGGAGAGAATATTTATATGACTTACGAAAACATCAAGGCGAAACTGAAGACTGCGTGGTATTTGGTTTGGGGAGTATTGGCGGCCGTGCACTCTTGTTTCATTGTTTACTTACGAACGGTGCAATCTATTGGAGACTTCCTATCTCTGCTTTTATTCAAAGAAGAAGCAGCGATACTTTGCATCAAGGACAGATGGAACATCAAGATCTCGAAGATCTTCAGCTATGGAATTCATTTAGTTATTATCCTAGTGTTACTACTTTTGATTTTTTAGTAGGACAGCGCTGTAAGTATTTAGGTAAAGACAAAAAGTTTATTCATGGACAATATTTATTCACTGTGGATTGGGCACATCCGGAACCTAATATCTTGGATACTGAACATTCCGAAATTCCTGATCAGCACAAGTGTGCTCACATTTTGGCTCTTGATAACGGTAATTATGCAGCTCAACCTAATAATCGTATTTTGTGGAGTATTCCTAGCTTTACAACTTCAACACATTGGCCGGATTATAAAGTCCAAACTACAGAGTGGAACGTAGAAAATAAAGATTGGAAGACAGATGACACAGATGATATGTTCTATCAAATAAATGCCAAGAAAACATAAAAAAATTAAAGAAGCTTTAAGATTAGATGCCAAAATAGAACATGGTATATGTCCCTATTGCAATTTATTATCACCTTTGATATTTTTATATAAAGATTTTTACAGATGTGCTTTGTGTGGTGAAGAAGTAGAACAATATATTAACGGAGTTATTAGATACATTCCAATTACAAGTAGTAAAAGGATTGGTATGATGACTGAAACAGTTGAAAAATGAGTAAAGAAAAATTAACATTTGTAGTAACTACATTAGTAACAACTACTCTATGTATTGTTGTATTAAGTATGGTCATGACTCTTATGACTGGTTTATTTGACGAAAAAGTAGATAACGCTGAAATATTTAAATTAATAAGTCCTGCTTTTCAAACAATCATCGGGGGATTCATCGGTCTTTTAGCTGGAGTTAAATTAAAATCTGGTGAAGATGATAAAATCTGTAGTTGTAAAAAATAATGGCACGTAAAGTAAGTGTAGGTAATGGTCAATTTATAAATCAATCCAATAAGAAACGTCCAGGACGTCATTCTAAAAGCCCCAATAAACGTAACGATAGAAAAAAATATAACGGTCAGGGAAGAAGATAATGAATGCCCGCCCTAGTAAACTAGGACGAGCAAACAAAAGGTGTGAGAAGAGATCTCCACAATACATCAAAAATAAATTTAATGCAACACTTGACTTTATAATATATCTTCCCATATAGTTTAACAGAGAGTAAAAATAACAAAAAGGAGAGAAAAATGGCTGATACAGCTAAATATAAGTCCCTATCTGTTTCAATAACAGATTGGAAAGATCTTGGTATAATTGCAGAAAAAACTAGCAGAACTAGATCTAAAATGATTAACAAGTTAATTAAGTTCTATAAAGAAAATAGAGGAGAAAGAACAAATGGACACGGAAAACAGAACACATAAAGTTATTTGCCATGATTGTCATGGTAATGGGTATCGTAGAGATTGCTATGGTGAAGTATATCAATGTAAAAACTGTAAATCACAAGGTGAAATAACATTTACAGAAGAAGAAATGTTGGAGAACATTGATGATGCGGGGTTAACAGTATGAAAAGAAAAATATCCGGCTACTATGGTTATTGGTGCCCAATCAAAAAGAAACGTATATTTAAAGTTTTGTATGAGAAAAAAAGATGAATAATATAATTGTAAATATAGTGTATTCAGAAATCGTAGCTATCATTGTGATGTGTATTATGATTTATTTAATGTATTGGGGTAGAAAATGAATTTAATTACACAAGTAATACTTATAATTATTATTATAGTTATAATTATACAAGTTTTTAAATGGTACAAATAATGAAACGTGGTCCAAATGATTTGGATGAAATCATAGATCGTTTAAAGAAAGAAAATAAAAAACTAAAAAAAGAATGTAATGAAAAAAACAAAAAAAAGCAAAGAGTTAGAACTTGAAATAATTTACGGAGAACTATTTGATAAAATGGTTGAATTAGTTTTAAGAACTAATGAACCACAGATGGTTGCATCTACAATGATGGCTCAATCTTTAAGATTATATAAAACTGTGTTTAAATATCCAGGTGAGTTTAAAGAAGTTATAGAAACAGTTTTAAAACAATCTGAAAATATAGAACCATACAATCATAAAACATTACATTAATGAAAAAAATAACTTCAATGGATATTGTAAAATTTCTTAAAGGAAAAACTAAACAACAAAAAAAAGAAATATTACGTAATTATTTTCATAAAAAAATATATGAGAAAGAAAATAAATTACACTAATGTCTCAAATATCATTATTTCCAGAAGAAATTATTTATAATGAATTTGAATCATTTGATATATCCAATATTCCTGACAATGATTTTTGGAGAAGGAATAGTAAAAAGTTTAGTGATATTCCAAAAGACACATATTACATTTTTAAAACAGGTGGAATAAATCCATATATGGAAAACAAAGGACCTATTTTTCCTTATGTACAAAATAAAAAAACAGGAAAAGTTTTAACAGTTAGTTCAACTGCAACAGATCATTATCCTAGATTTGCTGTTCCAGGTTACGGACTTCGTATTCATAGAATTGCAGCGCAAGCTTTTATACCTAATCCTCGTAATTGTATTGATGTAGATCATGTCGATGGTAATATTTTAAACTATTGTTTAGATAATTTAAGATGGGTATCCAGATCAGAAAACATGAAAAAAGTTAATAAGAATGATCCAAAGTATTTATTAAGACAAGAAAAACTCAAAAAATCAGGAAGTGGTTATTATTAAATGATAAGTAGATCAATAAAAGGTGTATGTTCAGAATTAGTTGCTGTAAAAGATTTTTTAAGGAGAGGTTATCATGTTGCTAGATCAATTGATCCACAATGTCCGTTTGATATCGTCGTGGTTGACAAAAAAGGGAAAGCCACTTTACTTGATGTTAAGTCCGTATCTCGTCGTAAGACCCAAAGTTATAATTGTAAACGAGGAGATACAATTAATCGTTCTGTATCGAAAAAACAAAAATCGATGGGCATTAAGATATATTACGCTGAAGGAAGTTAGAAATTTTATTATTGGAATGATTATATTATCTTACATTGTTAGAGTATTTATATGAAACACAATCCTAAATTCATCTATCCTAAATCAACACGATCTTCTGTGGATGGTCATCGTCACTATGATCTAGGGACCGCTAAACTTCCATCGGTTACAACTATTCTATCAGCTACACAGCCACCGGAGAAAATGAAAGCATTGGCCGCGTGGAGATTACGAGTAGGCGCGGATGAAGCAACGCGGATCGTGGATAGTTCTGCAACGCGTGGAACTGCCATGCACAGAATTATAGAAAGTTATTTGACAGGGCAATACCATTTAGATTTAACGGATGTAGGACGCAATGCACATAACATGGCGCAAACTATCATTAAGAACGGATTAGATAATAAAATCACAGAATATTATGGCATAGAAGCTACCTTATATTATCCTGACCTATATGCAGGCACAACAGATCTAGTAGCACAACACGTTGGATGCGACAGCATTATTGATTTTAAACAAACCAATAAACCTAAAAAACGAGAGTGGATCGAGGATTATTTTGTACAGATTGCAGCTTATGCAATGGCCCATGACTGTGTCTATGGAACGACAATTAAAAAATGTGTTATCATGATGTGTGATCCTAACAATCTTTATCAAGAATTTGTCATTAGAGATCATGAAGTAAAAAATTATAAACACAGATTTTTACGTAGACTTGATGAATACTATAACAAAATCAACAAGTTAACTGGGGTTGACAAAACCTAAAAAATGAACACAATGAAAGGATATAACCAATGAGCAGCTATAGGACTGCACCTTATCTAAAACAGATAAGTTTATAAAATTAACTTACATCGCGGGAGGACACGTGAATAATTTAAAACATTATGTACTGTATGGATCAATAGCTCTTCTTTGGTTGTTTATTATTCTCTTTGTAGTTTTTTCAGAACCCGCCTTTGGCTATAAGAACAACAAAGAATTCATAGAATCGGTCAATAAATGCGCTGATTATCTTGATAAAAGATATAAAAAGGAAGAAAGAATACCTAGAAAATTACTACTTACACAGGCGGCTTTAGAGTCTAATTATGGTCGTAGTCGTTATGCTATTGAAGGAAACAACTTAATGGGCATATATCAGTTTAAAAATTTACATACCGGGATGACCCCTGCAGGTAACCCAAACGCAACGTTTAGAGTAGCTAAATTTAAGTCTAAATGCCATTCTATTGAATACTATATAAACTTACTTAATACAAAAGACTCATACAAATCATTTAGGAATGAACGCGAACTACAATCTAAAATACGTGTTAATGATGTAAATAGGTACTTTCACCTGTTATATAACTATTCTACTAATCCTGAATACCCACAATTATTGAGAAAAACTTATAAAGAAATTACAGCTTTAGGTTTTTAGTATGGGGTTTTTAGGCCCCACACCATTTGTCTACTCGTCTTCTTCTTCATCCTCGTCTTCAGAATCCCAATCTTCCGGTTCGTCTTGATCTTGGATGTCGTTTATTTTATCTTCTAAAAGATCTATTTGAGCTCTTAAGTTCTCTAATATATCTTCGATTGATAGTTTCTTTTTAGCCATGCGCAATTACCCCCTATCCGCGATCCGCTAATATCAGATCATTATGGCATGACAAGGAGAAATTGGTGCGCGAAACGTGGATCGTTGATTTATATAGCTTTTTTATTACTCCGCCACGCATAAGGGAGATTTTAGGGGTACTAAAATAAAAAAAAATATTTTCGTGGGTCGTGGCGGGTGGCTCCCGTGGCGGAAATCGTCTAGAAGTGAGTGGGTATAGCAATAGTAGAGGATTTTGTACTCCGCCACCGAAAAAAACTGTTGGCGCACAACGATTCTAGAGCCGCTTGTATCAACGATTCGCCACGGTGTCCTAGAACTGTTGGTATTGGCTGCTGATTGTACTCCGCTACGCGACCCCTTTTTTCAAATTTAATTTGCATTAGGGGGGTAAAAACTCTACTTATGTAGAATGAGCATTAGTAAATATCCTAGAGTTAGAGTTCATTGGATTGATATACTTGGCGACACAAGCTGGGCGGATGAAGATGAGTTCCAAGAAATGAAATGCAGTACTTGTGTAAGTGAAGGACATCTATTCCATAAAGATGAAAACTCTGTTATGACTTTTGCATCATACGAAATTGAAGAAGGTGAGATTATAAGTTATGGCGACAGAAATATCTATCCTATTGGAGTTATTAGAAAAATCGAGTATCTCTAGTTGTATTTATAGGACTCACTTTGGCTGTGTATTATTATCTTCTTGTAAATGTTCTTCTTTGTTTGGTTCTTTAACCATTTCAAAATCAGCTTCTACTAATAAACCTTTGTGATCTTCTAATATTTGTTTCATCTTTAATTCTAATTCCTGTGGTGTTAAACTATCTAAAGTTCCATACTTAATAATTTTTTGATCTACATATAAACCTGCAGCTTTACCACGTGCTACTTCAGCATTGATTGCCGCGCTCCACGCACCTTTGTTTTTAGATTCATCTCTTAATCTTGCAAGTTCGGTAATATGATTTTCAAATGTAACTTCATATTTCTTTTGTATCTCTTCACGCAATTCACCTATATATTTTGCAACAAGTGGAAACTTATTTGCATTACGTAATTCTGCTGCTGTAGTTCTTGCTCTATCCGGCTCATAGCCAGCTTGTCTTGCAGCTTCTGTTCCGGTCATTCTACCTTCATTGTAAACCAGAAGTTCTGCAAACTTCATTTGTTTCTCTGTTAATTGTTTTGGTAAACCCATGACTTGACTTATAACGTATCTTTTAGTATAGGTCAATTGGGGTCGGCTTACGAGAAGATGTTTGATTATGCCTTCGGATACTGGGCCCCACTTAAAAAGGTGTTATGATTAATGGCAAAACATTAGCAACAGTGCTTAATAAACTTTTGACAAAGTCAGAAGTTGCACAGAACGCACGCATCCAAGTTCAAATGCCAAACGGAGATTTGCATGACATCACAGAAATAAAATTAATGGAAAACATGTTAATAGGTCCATTTGAAACTCACAGATTAGTTCTAGTTACTGAACCACAAAAACATAAAATGTCTAAAGTTGTACGCTCTTCACAGATAGTGTAGCTACGTTGAAACCAGAAACAAAATTTTGGCAAGAAGTTAAAAGAAATTTACCCGACATTGACTTCACAAGATTAGAATCTTGGGTATCTTTTGGCGTTCCAGATCTATTGTGTTACCACGATTCTTGTGGATTTTTTATGATAGAGTTGAAAGTTGCAAAAGGGAACAAAGTTCATTTGTCACCACATCAAAAACTGTTTCACATTACTCATCCGAAGAGATCATTTATCCTAGTAAGAGCCAACGCTCCTCGTTCCACGATACTTTATGAGAGTTCCGCGGTCACCGAATCGGGGCTCTCGCTTGTGCGCTCGAAAGCTTGTGCGCTTGATGACTGGACCGCTATCCGTGCTTGTTTGCTCGGGCGCTTGAACGCTTGAACGCTCGCATGCTTGCGAGCTTGTGCGCTTGAACGCTTCGCGAAGCGTGGGTTGTGATTGGGCGAGCCCGGGTCGACGAAACGCGGGCTCATGTTAGTGTTTACCGTAAGCTATATTGGGAATTGATTTATCCCAACACGCCCGGCAGCTTAAGCATTTGTTATCCTGCTCCGCTGCTGGACATGTTTTTCCTTCTGTGACTACAGTAGAAGTATGTTGCCATGACGATGACGGCGAACCGTCAACCTTCGTCGCTGATAATCTTATAATTAAATTTGTGGGTATTTCTCCAGGCGTAACCTGTGCTAATATCCCCGCTTCACGTGTCGGCATCCAGTGATTGACATCCGGCGTCAGGATACAAACTGCGAATATTTTTTTAAGGTGATCAAGTGATTGTATATCTCCAGAGTCGTGCCATCTAAACCATTTTGATTTATGACGCAAAATCTGCGCAGCCATTGCCTGGACCCATCGCGGATCGGTGATGGAATCTAAACGTTTGTATTGTGCTGCTTGCACGTTTGGGAATACGTAACAACCTTTTAAGGCATAACATCCATGACAGACAGTGCCTGGAATTTTTGCAAGCTTGCTTCCGACCTTGCATTCTTTGGCCGGTATACCGTAAGCCCAACCAGGCATCTTTGAAGGTTTTGACAGCGTGCCGGTGATCTGATCTAATTCATTTAATTTCATGTATCCTACAATATCCCATATCTATTTACTTGTCAAGCTTGTGCGCTTGCGTGCTTGCAAGCTTGTGCGCTTCTCGGTACGCGGTTCGCTTGCAGCTTGCTGCTTAAAATTCTCATCGAACGATTGCAGCTTGGCCGGCGTTAATTCATACATATGGAACCCCGGCTCCGTGCCGGGGATCTTTTTAAAACCTAAATCTTTTAATTTTTTAATCATTTTTTTCTCTTTCTAAATCGTATTTTCTTCGAAGCTCATCGCTTTGTTTCATTTCTTTTTGGATGAGATATAATATCTCGGCCATTGTTGCATTTAGTTTTGACAACTCTTTTGCTATTTGTTCCATAGTCACTCCTGTTGGTTATTTTTCTTTCTATCTTAACTATACCACTTTCCGCGGTTCGTGTACATGCGACATAGTGTCGCAGGGCTTGTGAGCTTGTAAACTTTCTTACAACCTGGGGTTATGTCAATGCGACATATTGTCGCAGGCGCTTGCGCGCCTGCAAACCAACTAGAAAAGGTGTAAGCTATGGCTCGGGGCGAATATTAATAACGTTGGCGGCATTTACGTCCCTATTGCTAGCAAGCCGAATGTTCGTGGCTTTATTCCCCTTCAAGCACACTGAAATTATTCTCTGTCCATAACTTACTATTCCCATATAATCCCATTGACATTAATTTCAAGGTATGAAATAAAATAATTCTAACTAACAAAAGGAGTGAGTATGACTACAAGTAAGTTAAGACTAAATACTGATATAAGAAAAAAAATCGGTGGTTTAATTTTATCTCATTTTGAAAATGAGAAAACTACTGAAAGAGAAAATTTTATATCAGCAAAAGAGGATATAACTACTGCCTACAATACAGCTTTTAAAATTGCTAGTAATGTAGTTGGCAAGGCATATCCAAAAGATGATGTTGCAACATTACAATCTTTCAAAAAGAAATATGGTAATGCGTGTGATGTTGTCGCAAAAGATAGTTGCTTTTATTTTGCTAATACTGAAATGGCAGTAGAAAATGAAAGAGAAAATAATGAACATTTTAATTTTAAATTGGACGCAAGTTTAAGTGGACGATTTAGCGATTATGATTTTGGTATTGCATACTTTAGAGATGAACTAAAGAGTGCTGGACTAAATCCTGAAATCAATGTTCAACACCAAGAAAATCGTAGCAACCCACACCACACTCAAGAACTTGATAAGATTAAAAAGTTTTTGGGATATAGCAACGAGGACGGAATATA